ATTGCATTTGATGTGTTATTCACGACTCCGTTTAATGTCCCTTGATCGCCACCTTGTTCAAATCCTAGCCCACTACTGAATGAACATTTGAAATTGGAAATATCTAAAAAGGTAAGATAAGCATTAAGGTCGCTACTATTACCGAATTGAATTATTGCAGAACCAGAATCTAGTCCTTTAACATTAAACAACGCAACATTGGTAATGATTCCTCCAGCCGGAAGGGTAGCCACTTTCACTGAGTTTAAGCTACCAATCTTAACAAGATCATCAGAAGTGAAACGATAAACGTCAGTGAACTTATTCAGTGCCACCTCTCTGGATGAAAGAATCATTCCTTGTTCTAGCTTATTCGATTGCAAATAGCAAGAGGTAGGATAGGGGGCGCATTTACGCACCCCCTACCCACCACATTCTATGCTCCCTTAGCGGGAAAGGGCAGCAGGATCAAGGATCGTGAGAGCAATCAGCCACTCACCAGCCGTAACCGTGCCAGTGAAGTTGACTTCCGCCACGATGTCCAGCGCACTAGCGGTGTTGTTCACAACGCCATTGAGCGTTCCTGCGTCTCCACCAGCGGTAAAGCCATCACCAGTGCAGAAAGCTGCTTTGGTAAGGCCGTCGAGGTCAAGCGCGTCGATGAACTCATCGGGGTCGCCAGCAGTCGTGCCAACGTCCAGGACAAGGTCGGTCGAGGTTCCAGCAGAGGTAACAACTTCAAACACAGCAGCCTGAGTCACAACACCACCGGCAGGCAGAGTAGCAACTTTGACTTGATTACCCGTTGCCAGCGCAGTGATCTGAGCAGCAGTGAGTTTGTAAACATCGGTGAACCCGTAGGCAGCTTCTTGTACAGCAAGTTTCATAATTTTATTTCAGTTTTGGTTTGGGAATTAAGCTGGCGACACCCACTCAGATGCCGCCAGCCAAACTAATTAGTATGCGATTTTACCGTGGGCTTGAGGAGTGCGGCAGACGAGAGTGCCAGCCATATCCACATAACCACGCTCACCACCACCTTGGTTCTCAAGACGGGTGGAACCCATCGGAATCAGGGTGCTGAATCCAATGTATTTAGGATCAAGCAGGTAGCCGACATTGGTGGTCGCGGTTGGCATACAGGCAGGGTTGCCGTTGACAATGCGAACCAGACCAAAGTCACTGTCGAAGAGGCTCACCGAAAGGGTGATCTTCTTGGTGGTAGCGTCTTGGTTGACTTGGTAGATGTTCTCGTTGGATGCACCACCGTCATTGCGGGTGAAGTTGGCAATCACCTTGCGAAGAGCGATGTTCGCCACAAGGGTAAGGTTGCCAAGTTCGCCGGTTTGACCGTAGATCGAACCCAGGATGTCGTTGAAACCAGTCTCGGTAAGAGAGGAAGTCTCAATCGAGTCGGATGGAGTGCGGAACGCAGCAGGAACATCAGATGGGCCTGCGGAGTCGAGCCAGTCACCAAGGCCACGAAGGGCATATGGAGTGCCAGCACCGTCTTCGACAGTACGATCGTTGTTCGAGCAGATGGAAGCCTCGGCATCACGCTTAAGCTCACGCATACACTTGGCTTCTGCCTGCGCCACGTTAGCTGGGCCAACGGAGGTGACAGCTTGTTGCAGGTTGGAGACAAGGTAGTCGCGGCGGAAGATTTGGATGTAGTTGCCAAGACGGGCGCGTCCAGCGAACTTGTCGTCAAAACCGCTAACATCTACACCTTCGGAGATACCCGTGGTCACTGGAGCGGAAAGGTTATCCACAACCCACTCATGGAAGGTCGAGGTAGCCTTACCTTTGGCTGCAAGCGAAAGGACGGGGGTTTCTTCTGGGGCAAGGATGGTAAGGATGTCAGAGAGATCCTCACGGTTTCCAATGGCGGAACCGACACCAGTTTTTGCGGCTGGGGCGGACGGTTGATAGGTATTGCTAATAGGCATTGTTTTAGTAGGTTAAAGTTATTTCAACTGTGCGATTCTTGCTGCAACCCAATCTTCTGGACTCCCTGTTTTCTCAAACCGGGAATACGCATCTTTTGCCTTAACCTTAGTATTTTTGCCAGACCTCGCGGCTCCAGAACTAACGGGTGAAGCGGGTGGTTCCACCTTCAACTTCGTTCCCGCTCCGGCAGCGAGCTTTGCTTTATTTCCTAAGATTGATCTAACGGCGTGAGCAAGTAGGTATTCCACCTGCATTCCAAGCTCTGGAATCTCCTTTTTCACACGCTCAACAAGTGGGTCTGACACCATAACCTTGAAGTTCTTTCCAATCTCGGACTCTTCATCCTGGATCTCTGGAACCTCTTTTATCGCAGCCTCCTTGTATTGCTGGGTCAACTCTGTGAGTTGCGCCATCTTTGCAAGGTGCTGATGCTGTGCTGGCAAGAACTTCGTAATTGCCTCTCTAGCATTGCGGTTGGCCTTGCGAATCTGTTTCTTCGTGAATTCTTTGTCCCCAACAACGATGAAATCATCAGGGCCGTAGTCTTCATGCTCTTCCAGAATCGCATCTGTTGCTTCGAGAGTCGCCTCAAGCTCTTTGTATTTCGCTTGGATACTTTCCACGGTGGAAAGGTCTGCAAACGGATTCTTGTCTTGCGGGATCTCGCTGACTGGTTTTGCCGCCTCAATTTGGTTAGCCTTCTCTTCAAGTGCTTTGTTCTTAGCGGTCAGTTCCCCGATACGCTCAAGAAGTCGGCTCTTGCCCTTCTTTGCTAATTCCTTGATTTGGTCTGCCGTCAGACTCAACAGGTCTATGTCAGTAGTAGATTCTTCCTCCTCCTCGGATTCCTCCTCCTCAGACTCCTCAGATTCTTCGGCTTCCTCCTCGGTTTCTTCAACCTCAGTTTCTACCTCTTCTTCTTCGGTTTCCTCGGTTTCAGTCTCTTCGACGGATTCCGTTTCCACTTCACCTCTTGAACGCAGAGAAATTACTTCCTCAAAGCTCAAGTTCTCAACACTGGGTTTATCGTCTTCAGCGGTGGACGTATTGGTTGCTTGCATATTTTATCACTAGTTAACGCCTAGCGGTGGCGAGTTGCTGGAACCTAATCAGATAATCATTACCTTGTCAAGTAGTTTACTAATGATTCGGTCTTAGACAAAATAAGAGGCGCAGGATTTACCCTGCGCCCCTTAGACACGAACACAACAGAACAAGAGGGAGACAAAACCCTCCGGCGCAAAGAAAGCACCGGCAGCTAGTCTTGTCAAGAAAGAATCTGAAGTAGCTCATCCAGGGTAGCCACACTCCCTACGCACTTCATTACGTCACGTTCATTCTCACATTGCCGTAGGTCTGAGAAGAACCGTTCACGTTCATCACGGACAAACTGGACGATTGCCTCAAAGTCGTCCCGGCCACGAAGGGATTCGACTGACTGCGATAGCGTTGGCTTATTGTTGATAATCATTTAGATCCTCGTTTGATTTTGCGCTCTTGCTTGAGCATTTCCTTTGTCGGTTTCTTGCCAGAACCCTTTGCTGCACGGATATTGTCCCACATCCCGCGAGGGGAAACAGAACCATCTTTGCGTTTAATCATCTGCTTTTTCATCAGTCTCTGTATTTTTGGGACATCTTACGAACCTGCGGATACTTCCGCTTGATTCGGTCTTTGTTCTCCATCTGCTCCTTTAGTTTCCTACGATATTTCTTCGCAGGACTCTCTTTCTTGGTTGGTTTCATTGCTGCATATTCTGGGTGTCAACTCCACCCATGTCTGCGGGTGACGTTCCAATCTTGCCGATCTCGGAGTTCTGAGCCTGCTGCATCATGAACTCATACTGACCTGCATACTTCTGCAAACGCTCGGCAAACGCAGGATCTTGCTGCGCCCGTTGCGCCACATCCGGCTGCTGGACATACGCTTGAACCATCTGCATGGCAATTTGTGCGCCATTAGGACGGGCAGGAACCTCGATGCCAGAGTAGATCTTCGCAAGGTCATCGGTGATGTCTTTCATCATCTTGTCTTGCGCTTCCTCGGCAGGTTGCAGAACGTAATCCGCAAAGATCGGGTTGATAGAAGCGGCCACAAATTCCAACATCTTGTTCACGTCGATGCGCCCATTCCGGTCTAGCTGCACCAAGGAAACCATGTTCCGTAGCTGAGTCTCTGCCGTCTCTGGATCGTTCGACTGCGAGTCAAAGTTCACCACGATGGAGAAGTTGTCGTCTGGACTGCCCTTCGTCATCGTTTGTGGGTTTGGATTCCCCGTAACTTGGAAGAACACCTCATCCGGCCCCATGCGTTGGAACAGCTTCCATGCCATGCTCAGAACGTCCCGAACATGGGAAAGGAACTTGTCCACAACAAACTGCTGGCGGAAAGCGGAGATAGGCGACGATGGGTCAAGCCCCACCGCCCTGTCTGCTTGCTGAACCATCTGCTGCTCAATGCGCTCGCTACCTGGGTCAAACGGAGGAGTCGGGCCGAAGGTGACTTCACCCATTCGACGATACGGAACACGACGACCTGGCCCCCAATCGGAAGGTGGTCTGCCTGCCGGGTGCATGATCGGTGGCAACGTAGCCAAGCTGGAGCGGTCAATGCGGCTGTCACGCTCAGTCTTAACCTGCATCTGCGCCCCACGGAGGATGTCAGAGAAGTTAGCCGTCTCATACATCCGCTTCTGGTCATTGGACAAGCGAGTCACCACAAACGGATAATCGTCGTAGCCATTCAGAAGTTCATGCTTTGCGAAACCTTCCGCCTGCGGGTGGAACACGGTGCAATAAATGCCCTCACTTCCGTCCTCTTCGTCAATCAAACGCTGGTAGGCATACACATCCATGACAAGATCGTTGTCATCGGTGATGGGCAGACGGTTGAAATCCTTGGTTTTCTCACCATC